GTGAGGATTCGCGAAAACATGTTTCGTTTTTCTGCGGATACGACCGCGGCGCGTCCGGCCTCTGGCTACGGGCGCGTCGCGACGGGTGCAAGCGGCACCCAAAGACAGTCCGACGTTGCAGCACGACGCTTTGCTCAACGTCGCACGGCTGTCGTACCGCGGTGGCAACGGCCCGGAGTGCGTCTCTCCGATGTTGCCGCCGGCGTGGGTGGAGTGGCTCAACGGCGCGGTGATCAAACCGCCGACCAGAGCCGGCTCCAGTCACGTGGAGAGGCCCGGAAGAAAATGTGGAAAGCAGTGGCCATGGATCTCGGCTACCCCACGCACGAGGCTGAGCGTATTGCAAACGCCAGCTTGGACGACAAGCGCGAGGCAAACTCCGCGCTCCTCGTCTCGCGTGCGATGGTCGAGAACGAAGTGCAGAAACGACTTCGTGAGAATCCTGGTTACTTCTCCCAATTCTGGACCGATGCCCACGAACGGCATTTCCGGTATTTACAAGAAATTGAAGACCGCGCGCTGGTTGCGCGCGCGGCCATGGCTTCGGACGATGATGAAGTGCCAGACCGGTGGGACGACGAACCACCAGTGCCAGCACAGGCCACCGTCCCTCGCACGTGGGCTACGATACCGACCGTCCCTCAACAAACTGAGGTGAGCTGGTTGGAAGACCCGGACGCGGCGTATCCCGAGCTAGGCGCATTGCCTAAGCTTGAGGAACGTCTCCCGGTGTCGGTCGTACGCCCGCGTGCGCGTCGAAACCGACCATCACAGCGGGCGCGACGGGCTCAGGCACGCAGCCAACCTTTGGCTTGCTGTGCCCCCGTCATGCCCATGGTGATGCATGAGGAACCACCGGTTGTGGCCGTTAGTGGGGCCATCGAATCCGACAGCGACGAGACTAGTCCACACCACATCGTCCAGGCGAGACCAACCGTCTCGTACGACGAAGAGTGTGTCATAATGTCCGACGACCTGCCGACGTTCGATTTCCACTCCGACGACCCTCCGGACGCGGGACTTAGCGCTCTCGAGGTTTTGGCTGAAACGACACTGTACGTACCGAGTCCATCGGTGGTGTCGAGCCGAAGCGTCGAACGAGACTTCCTTGCCTTGTCTGACGTCCTGCGAGGTCGCCAGCCCGAGCCCGACCAGGCTCCTGCGCCAGCCGCACCAGCCGCCAGCCCGACGCCGCCGCCCTCCACCGCTCCTCCTTCCGAGTTGAGTAGCGTTGTTGGGCTGTCGCGGCGCGCTCGCCGGCGGGCGCGGTTGCAAGCGGCAGCCGGAAACGGTGCAAGCGCCGGTGAGGCGGTTCCCAGCGGCGACGCTGGACCGGCTCCCCAGCCAGCCGGGGAGGCGGTACCCAGCGGCAACGCTGACCCGCCCCTCCAGCCTGCACCAGAACCGGCACCCGAAGCCACCGACGCTGCCGTCGGCGAAACTTCGGTCACCGCGCGCAGCATGGCTGCCTACCAATTCGCAGCGTGGATGTTCAGTTGGATGGCAGGAAAATTGCGGTCTTTGATGCGGGGCGACGCCCAAGCAACGAAACCGCCCCTCCCCGCGAAAGTGATGAGAGTCATCAACCAAGTTGCCGCGACCATTGACGTTAACGCGTCAGACGACCAGGCGCTCAAGCAGGCCACCCGCCTGCTCACCGAGCCTATTCGTCGCGAGGAAGTCGACCTTCAGTCGCTACTTCCCCACGCGTTGGAAGCGTACGTGAGCATGCGCAAAACCATACTGCAGTTGCGGGCTGGTGTGCGCGACCACCTCGAAGATGAGCGTAGACGGCGGTGGCGTTACCTGCCCCACGCCGGCGTGCTCGTCCTCCTGGCTGTTGTCGCGTACTTGGCCGGCCCGCGCCGTTTTGCAGTGTGGTTGGCGCTCCACGTGGGCGCGCTCCGCGCTTCCGGTACGCCTTTGGTCCCGACCGCTTCGGCGGGTGACCCCCCCACTCAAAATATCGTCTAGGGATGCGCAGCCCTCCTCGACTCTTCCAACCGCCTCGTCACCGACGCGTTTATCGTTCCAAACGCCATGGGCGCATATCGCCTGCCCTCTAACGTGGGCGGTACGATCTGCCTCGGACGGGGCGACGAGTCGAGGTTGGGCGACTTTTGCCAGATCCAGACGATGCCTCATGCAGCCGCTTGCGCGGCTGGCGACACTACTGGGGCCACACTCCGCGGGTGGACTACGTGTGTGGGACACGTGCTCCGCAAATGCGAATGCAATTTTCACAACGCCCTTTGCAATCGCCACGGCGCCAAGCGCCCTGAACCCGTACGAGAGTTGTGGGACGAGGTGGGCTCGCTGTGGGAGCCGCATTTCCGCGCGCTAGTCGGTGACTACGCCGCGTGTGAGATGCGCGTCTTCGAAAACTGGCTGGCCAAGTGGCCCGCCGGTAAGCAGCGATCCATACTCGAATCGCGAGCCCGCGACCCCACTGTACCCGACAAATTGAAAGCCATGATTAAACGTGAAGTGAGTCATAAGATGCCGAAGAAAGCTCGACTCATACAATATTATGCAAATCTAGCCACGCAGAGTGCGTTTGGCCCCGAATTTTACGCGATGCAGAAAGTTCTCTGCAACGAGTTCAATGAAAAGGACATGGGCGATGGTATCGATGTAACTTTTGCTAGTGGCATGAACCCTGACAATCTTAACGATTGGATGGTACATGTCCTGGCGAGGGGCGCCGTTACGTTCTATGAACGCGACGGCGCTAATTGGGACTCGACCATGGGTGCATGGGCAGCGGACTTCCGGCAGAAGCTTTACGAATGCATTGATAGTGACCTCGCGAGTTTCACGCGAGAAAGCAATCTCTGCAAGGCTTTTGCCGTCCTCCCTGCCGGCATCATCCGGTACATCATGGAATTCGGAGTGAAATCCGGGCACAACGACACCACCATAGGCAACAGCATCATTAACGCCGCGATTGCGTTCGCGGCCATGCGACGCCTTGGTCTGCTCGGCTCGATATTAGTCGCTGGCGATGACCTCCTTATAGCCGTTCAGAGTGACTTTGACCTCAAAGCGCTCATGGACTGCGAACGGGAGTTCGGAATCGTCCCCGAGGCCGGTAAGTTCACCGGGCCCTCCCACGTCACGTTTTGCTCGGGCATCTTCTTAGGTGCCGGCAACGTTTACGTCCCGAACCCCTCCAGGCTCTTTGCCCGGTTGTGGTGGGGAGTCAAGCCAGTGGGCGACGAGGCAGCGTACCAACGGGGTGTCGCGCGGGGGCTTTTGCCAACCTGCAAGCATGTCCCGATTGTGCGCCTCCTCCTCAGTCGCTTTGACTCGGAAGGTGCTGCTGGCCAGTCTGACAAAGGTTACAAATTTCGACTAACCGAATACGACCTCGGCGGGGTTGACTACGCCTCCTTCGTGGAGCGCTATGGTCTCTCGGAAACCGCTGTTCGCGATTGCGAACGGTGGCTCGAGACTCTCCCCGCCGAACCGCTACTGCTCGTGCACCCCGTGCTCGAGCGGATGGCGGAGGTTGACTTCGAACCTGTCGAGACGCGTCACCGCTTCTGGCCGGACCTCGGCCCTCACCACTGACAAGTGAGGAATACACGACACTATGCATGCAGAGATCGATAGAAAGCTTGCACGGTATGGTCTGGACACTGCTGGGCGTGATTGGGTTCTCAAAGCCCTCAACCCCGTGTCCGACCACACCTGCTCCGGCATCCCCGACCAGTCGACTACCCCTGTGCTCAGACCCGAATACCGGGTGGAGACATCTATCACTGGACCCGCTGCCGCCTCGGCGCTTTGGGACTTGATGTTGTTTCTTGTCCCAGGCGACGTCAATGCGGTGCATTGGGTGACCGCCCCTTCGCCTGCTGACTTCACAGCACCCGTGCCGCCTTCTGGTGCAGAGTTTGGGCGGCTGCAATTGCAGCCGAACTCCTCCACCAGTTACGACACGGTGTACTTTGATTTGTCGCAGGCGGCGTGGCCGCCCACGCCCGGCAGCACGTTCGTGAGGACTACCTACCCGACGTCTCGGCCTTTAGCCTTCAGGCATGTGTACAAGAGCATTACCGCCCACCTCATTGCGCCCGCTGTCGCCAACCAAGGCACAGTTTACGCCGCACAGTTCCCTCCCAATTTCAGCAGCACCACGGCACTCATGTCGACCGGTGAAAGGGACGGAACTGTGGCGGGGAACCCTTCTGTCGCGGTCATTCCGCGCATGATTCGTATCCCGATGAGCGAGGCGGCCCTGACCCTGATGTCGCCCGACCCCTTCGTCGGCCCCGCCAGGGACGGTATCTATATGCCTTTGCACATGGCCGGTCCGACACAGCCCTACACCACTCCCATCGCCCCGACGTACTTTGAGACGGGCGTCGGCACCAGTGCTCCCGCTGGACTGCCCGCGTATTTTGGCCCTCTTGTCTCTGTTGGCGGCATTCCAGCCAGCACCGCGACCTTCCCGCAAGGTCCCGTGCTGGTGGAAGGCGGCCGCACAGCTTGGCCATTTCTCGCGGCTTTCCCCGGGCTGACGTCGCCGCTCCCGCCCCCACCTTCGAACGTTTGGACAGGATGGGACTCGGGTTTCGACAACACCAACGTTGGTGTAATTATCTTTCGCGGGCTGGCAGGGACAACCGCCTCGTCTTTCGGCGCTACCGTTCAGATCAAAGCCATGGTTGGGTTGGAAATCATTCCCCGACCGGAAGCTCCGAACCGTGTTTACGCCAGAGAGGCTGCGGCGTTTGACCCTCTAGCCATGCGCGTGTACTACCAGGTGTTGCGTGAGCTCCGGCAAGCTTACCCCGCGTCTTACAACGCGTTCGGGTTCCTCGGACCGCTCATCATGCGGATGATGTCGACAATTGTCCCGCACCTCCCAGCCGCAGTCACTGCCGCTACGGAGTTGTACAGGACGTTGAAGGCTCCTCCGCCACCTGTGCGCGCAGACATCAAAGCGCCCGCGAAACCGCAACCGAAAACCACCAGACCGGCGCGCAAGAAGCGCGCCTGAGAAACTCCACAAGGAGAATTTTACAAGGGCCCCCTATAAGTGCCCTGAGTTTCGTAAAACTATTTTACCAC